AAGTGTAGTTCAGAAAGAATGGGTTGGGCTGACTGATGAGGAAAGGCTAAAAACATATTTAGAAGCAGGAAGTAGCCATACAAAATACGGCAAAGCCATCGAAGCCAAGCTAAAGGAGAAGAACACATGAAGTACGAAGACTTTGAAAAGTTTATAAAAGAAAAGTGTATGTACGACACGATCTACGATGACAGCGATGGTAGACCAATACTAATAATAAGAATGTTAGACGCGTATAGCATGGTAAATAAAGCACCGCGTGAATGGGTTGGCCTGACGGATGATGAAGTAGATGATATAGGGTGTGATTTTGCAACCCTTGGTGGAGACATAGACGCTAAAGATTGGTTTGCATTTTATCTCGCTATCGAAGCCAAGCTAAAGGAGAAGAACGTATGAAAGCATTTACAGTTAAGTGGCATCCCGAACGTGACACAACCGTTATTGAGTACACCGTATCGTTTGTGGACTCCCCTGCTCTGACACAAGCAGACATACTAAAGGACGTACTGTTTGATTTGGAAATTAAATACAACGAAGCGGTAGAGAAGCTATGGGAGAAGAACAATGGATAACGTAAACAACCCCGCACACTATACACACGGTGGCATCGAGACGATTGATTTCATTGAAGCCAAGCAGCTAGGGTACAGTCTCGGCAACGTCATCAAATATGTTTCCCGCGCCGGTAAAAAAGGCGATAGACTTGAGGACTTAAAAAAAGCGCAGTGGTACTTAGCCAGAGAAATATATTACGAACAGAAGTTAAGGGAGACTAAGCGATGACTACATCACTACTGATTGCTCTGTGGGCATCCTCTATCCTTGCATCAATGGGGTTAATTTTATTCGTGCTAGGTGTTGCGGCGTATTACATTGGGAGAGATGTGTGAAGTTATTAACGATAGACTTTGAAACTTTCTACAGCAAGGATGTAGGGTTCTCTAAGCTAACCACTGAGGAGTACGTGCGCCATCCAGACTTCCACGTTATCGGTGTATCAGTTAAGAACGGTAGCGAGGAAGCGCAGTGGGCGTCCGGTACAGACAAAGAACTATATAGGTGGCTACAACAATTCGATTGGGAGAATTCCGTTACGTTAGCGCATAACGCTACGTTCGATGGGTCTATCCTTAATTGGCGGTACGACATACGCCCTAAGTTTTGGATGGATACCTTGTGCATGGGTCGAGCTATTCACGGGGTCGAAGTAGGCGGTTCACTCGGCGCACTGACTGAGCGGTACGGGCTTGGCGTTAAGGGCGATGCGACTAAGTGGGCTATTGGATTGCGGCGCGAAGATTTTACTGAGCAACAGCTATCTGACTACGGTGACTACTGCATCAATGATGTGGAGCTTACTTATAAGCTGTTCAATAAGATGTTACCCGGGTTCCCTAAGAAGGAGCTACACCTAATTAACTTAACGACGCGTATGTTTACTGAGCCTGTATTGCGCTTGGATGTACCGTTATTACAGCAGCACCTAATTGATGTGCAAGAAGTTAAGTCTAAGTTATTAGCGAACCTGAAGATCACCGAGGATGGCGTTGAGCGTGTGGTTGAGGTAGACGAGCTAATGTCTAATAACAAGTTTGCAGCAGCCTTACGATCACTAGGTGTTGAGCCGCCTATGAAGATCAGTTTAACTACTGGCAAGGAAGCACTCGCGTTAGCTAAGAGCGATGAAGAGTTCAAGGCGTTAGCTACACACCCTAAGTTAGAGGTACAAGCCTTGGTAGCGGCGCGGCTAGGGGTCAAGAGCACACTAGAAGAAACACGCACTGAAAGATTCTTGGAGATCGCATCGCGTGGCGAATTGCCGATTCCGTTGAAGTACTACGCGGCGCATACCGGACGGTGGGGTGGGGACGATAAGATCAATCTGCAAAACCTGCCGTCACGCGGGGACAATGCAGGTAAGTTAAAGATGGCTATTAAAGCACCCGTCGGACACACAATGATAGACGCGGACTCCTCACAGATTGAGGCTAGGGTACTCGCATGGTTGGCGGGTCAAGACAATATCGTAAAGGCATTTGCTAATGGTGAAGATGTTTATAGGATTATGGCTTCGACTATTTACGGAAAAGCCTTCGATCAGATCACGAAAGAGGAACGGTTCGTCGGCAAGACTACTATTCTTGGCGCGGGGTATGGGATGGGTGCGGCGAAGTTCCAAGCGGCGTTAAAGAATTCCAAGCCGCCAATGGACATTACACTTGATGAGGCCCGGCGGGTTATAGATATCTACAGGAAAACAAATCCGTATATAACTACCTTATGGCGGCAGGCCCAGCAGGTCATAATTAGTCTAAGCCGAGGCGAATCTGCGCCGTTGGGTAAGCATAAGGTTCTTAAGGTAGACATTAAAGAGCAAGGCATTGTGCTGCCTAGCGGGTTGCTATTAAGATATGACGACTTGCAGTCCGAGCAGGGTGAGCAGGGGCTAGAGTTTACGTACAAGACGCGGCGGGGCAGGGTACGTGTGTACGGCGGGAAGGTTATCGAGAATGTGTGTCAGGCTATCGCACGGTGTGTTATAGGTGAGCAGATGTTAAAGATTGCTCAGAAATACAGAGTTGTACTAACCGTCCATGATGCTGTAGGATGTGTAGTACCCGACAAAGAAGTAGAAGAAGCAAGGGCTTTTGTGGAGACGTGCATGCGGTGGACGCCTGATTGGGCTACCGGCTTGCCTGTTAACTGCGAGAGTGGTGCGGGGAAAAGTTACGGAGATTGTTAATGAGTCAAACTACACGTTGGTCGTACAGCAGCATTAAGTTGTTCGAGCAATGCCCACGTAAGTACTTTCATTTGCGGGTGGTCAAGGATATAACGGAGCCGGAGTCGGAGGCCATGCTGTACGGTACAAGATTCCACGAGGCGGCTGAGAACTACGTAAAGGGAGCCGCGCCGCTCCCCGCGATGTTTAACTTTTCGAAGCCAGTGCTTGACAACCTGAAGCAGTTGACCGGCGAGAAGCTGTGCGAATACGAGATGGGGATAACTGCAGACTTAAGACCCTGTGCGTTCGACGCGCCTGACGTGTGGTTTAGAGGGATTGCCGATCTGTTAGTACTTGATCGTGAGAAGGGCGAAGCCCGAGTAGTTGATTACAAAACAGGGAAGTCGGCTAAGTACGCTGACCCTGACCAATTAGAACTTATGGCCTTGTGTGTCTTCAAGCATTTCCCGGAGATCACCAAAGTTAAAGGTGGCTTGTTGTTTGTGGTATGCAATGCGTTTGTGAAAGGCAAGTACGATGCCGAGAAGCAAGAAGTATTGTGGAGCAGATGGCAGCAAAAACACGATAGAATGAAAATTGCCTACGATAATGATGTTTGGAATCCAAAGCCGAGCGGGCTGTGTAGGAAGCACTGCTCCGTATTAAGTTGTTCACATAATGGGAGATCATAATGTTTAATGCAATGTGTACCGTAAACAAAATTGAAGTGTATTCAGATCGCGGCGTAGGCAGATTATTTCTACCTAAAGACCACATACCTGATATGAATAGCACCATTAGTAGTTTCATCGACATCGACCCAGAACTTACAGTTATATCGACATACGTAGATGAAGTACCGGATACCACATACCTTAAGTTTGATGACGGTTCGTGGAAAGCAGTGCGCTCTGGTTTAGAGGGGTAGTCATGCCGTACACAAAATCGCCGAGGCCGTACAAGGAAGAATATAAAAAACAGGTTGAACGTGGTGAACACGAGAACCGTATGGAGCGGCAACGTGCGCGTCGTAAGTTAGATGCGAAGGGCGTTGACCGTGCAGGTAAAGATATAGATCACGTAAAGATGTTGAGCAAGGGTGGTAGTAATGCTGATGGCCTGCGTTTAGTATCACCCGCAAAAAATCGTGCGCGTAACGGACATAAAAAAAATGAAAAAAAGTCTTGACCTTTGGTTTAGGCAAGATTAAATTAGACGCATATGTGACAAGCCGTAGTGTGGGACTAATAGAATCGACCGTAAGGTATGAGTGGGTTGATTCGGGGAGTTTGGCTAACTTACCCTATAACCATACCTGCTAGTACGAATACACCTTGTTCGGGAGCTAGTAAGTAAGAATAGTAAACAGTAGGCAGAATTGGACATCCAGTTCTGCCTATTTCCGTTTCTCTAAAGAATTGGTTATATGGAAATTATCCAGAATAAAGCACTACTACTTACATTGCGTAACCCTTCAAAGGTAACGGATGTCATCCCTAAGAGTAAGGACGTGGGTGACGGCAAGGTACTTGTACGGTGGGGTTTGGACGAGGCGCATGTACTAAAGAATTTAAAGATTAAGAACGTACCATCACCGATACTAGCGCAGTACAACTGGCCGGGAATGTATAAACCGTTCGATCATCAGAAGACAACAGCAGCGTTTCTTACGCTAAATAAAAAAGCATTTTGTTTGAACGAGCAGGGTACAGGTAAGACAGGTAGCGTTATTTGGGCAGCAGACTATCTGATGAAGCAAGGCCGAATCAAGCGTGTGTTAGTAATTTGTCCGTTGTCTATCATGGACTCAGCTTGGCGTGCAGACTTGTTTAAGTTCGCTATGCACCGTTCAGTAGACATTGCTTATGGTGCAGCAGAGAAACGACGCGAAGTTATAGAGAGCCAAGCAGAATTTGTAATCATTAACTACGACGGTGTGGAAATCGTGTCCGATGCGATTATTGCCGGTGGGTTTGACCTGATCGTAGTTGACGAGTGTAACGCCTATAAGAACGCACAGACGAATCGGTGGAAGGTACTTAACAAGCTAGTCAAGCCCGACACGTGGCTGTGGATGATGACAGGTACACCGGCAGCGCAGTCCCCTATGGACGCATACGGTCTAGCTAAGTTAGTCAACCCGCTCGGCGTACCGCGTTTCGCATCGTCGTTCAAAGACATGGTTATGTACAAGCTAGGGCAGTTCCGATGGATACCAAAGCCGACCGCCCTGACTACGGTCTTTAATGCGCTACAGCCAGCGATTAGGTTTACGAAGGACGAGTGCCTTGATCTGCCAGAGATGACTTATGTATCGCGTGAGGTGCAGTTGACCAAACAGCAGCAGAAGTACTACACGCTGATGAAGAACCGCATGGTCATGGAAGCAGCCGGAGAAGAGATTACGTCAGTGAACGCAGCAGTCAATTTGAATAAGCTACTACAGATATCTTGCGGTGCAGTCTATTCGGATACAGGCGAGGTTGTCGAGTTCGATATCAAGAATCGTTATGCCGTGTTGAAAGAAGTAATTGAAGAAGCTAACAACAAGGTACTTGTGTTCGTACCGTTCAAGCATGCGATTGACATTATTACCGCCAAGCTAAAAGAAGATGGCGTAAGCGTAGCCGTTATCCGTGGCGATGTATCAGCCAATAAACGTACTGAGATATTTAAGAGTTTTCAGGAGACCCCCGACCCACGCGTATTGGTCATTCAGCCGCAGTCAGCAGCACACGGCGTTACGTTAACAGCAGCAGACACAGTTGTATGGTGGGGGCCTACGGGTTCTTTCGAGACATACGCACAAGCTAACGCACGTGTGCATAGACCGGGGCAGCGGCATCCTAGCGTAGTGATACGCCTACAAGGTTCCAACGCCGAGAAGCATGTGTACAAGATGCTAGATAACAAGATAGACGTACACACAAAAATTGTAGACCTATACAAAGGGATACTAAACTAAGGAGCAGCGACGATGGAGATCGACGAAATTACATTAGCAAAGTTGGTACGAGTGTATATAAAAATACGTACCGCACGAGAAGCATTGATGGCCGAGTACGACGAGAAGTTAGAAAGCCTTGATGCCGATATGACTAAGATTAAGAAGAGCTTGCTCGGGTACTGTAAGGAGCGGAATGTTGAAAGCGTACGCACTACCGAGGGTTTATTTTATCGGACGGTCAAGCAGCGGTACACGACGAACGATTGGGAATCTATGGGTAAGTTTGTTATGGAGAACAACATCCCAGAGATTTACGAGAAGCGGTTGAACCAAGGCAACATGAAAATATTTTTAGAGCAGAACCCCGACAAGCTACCGCCCGGCTTGAACGTAGATAGCGAATACCAGATAACAATAAGGAGGAAATGATGAGTACAGATCAATATGTAGGGATAGATGCCGTTGCTAATTACTTTAATGTCTCTATTTCTACTGTCCGTAACTGGATCAAGAGTAATACAATACCGGCGAGTTTAGTTTTAAAGATCGGCTATACACACCGATTTAGGATTTCTGATATTGAAGCTGCACTAAGGGGCGCACCAGCACCAGCAGTGCAACCTGACACTACCGATTCCAAGCAAGTGCAGTTGGAATTGGATTTTAACCCTGATGAAGATATTTAAGGAGAAACGACAATGAGCGAAATGACTCTGTTTAATGGCGAAGTGCCAGCATATTTACGTGAACTGCAAGACGACGCTACCGCAGCTATTTCTGGTGGTGGTAATAGTAATGAGGGGCAGTACAAGCTGTCCATCAAAGGCGGCGCGTTCCGTGAGATGGTAGGCAACAAGGAAGTACGTGTCAGCGAAGAGCGTTCAATGAACGTGATTATTATCAAAGCCGCGCCGAGTGTGTACCGCTCGTACTATGCAGGTGCTTACGTCGAAGGACAAAACGCATCACCGGCTTGTTGGTCTGTGAACAATCAAACACCGGCAGAATCGGTACCGGCAGATCAGAAGCAAGCTAACAAGTGCATGGACTGCAAGCAGAACATCAAAGGTTCTGGTCAAGGTGAATCACGCGCTTGCCGTTATCAGCAGCGTATCGCATTGCTTATCGAAGGTGAAGTTGGTAAGCGTCGTGTAGCGCAGCTTATTTGCCCTGCTACCTCTGTGTTCGGCGAAGGCGAGAAAGACAAGTTGCCACTGCAAGCGTATGGCCGTCATTTGAAAGCGCACGGTACTCCTGTTACTGGCGTGGTAACGCAGATGCGTTTTGATATTAACAGCCCAACGCCTAAGTTGTTCTTCAAGCCAGTACGCCCGATTACGGAAGAAGAGTTCCACATCGTCAAGGCGTTGAAAGATTCTCCTGCGGCAGAAGAAGCGGTTAACTTTACTGTCTCCCCCCCAAAGCCAAAAGAAGCTAAGGATGAATTCGAGACCGTTAAGAAACTTGCTACTCCCGTAGCAGCACTGGATGAAGTAGAAGAGCCAAAAAAAGTAGCGTCCAAGAAAACTGCAGAACCGGCACCTGAGTTAGCCGACCTCGTAGGGAAGTGGGACGACTAATTTTATGGGGGAAAGCGGATGTTAATGCCGACTGCTGGCGTGTCGCACGGGACTCTGTAAAGAGCGGTGAGCATGTAACAGACACTAACGCAGCGAGTACCCCACCTTCTATTTCTCTGGACGGACATGCAAACTACAAAATTCTTAGCATCAGTCCTGAGTGCCGAGGGTCATTACTGCACACTAAGTATTAACCTCAAAACTGAGGAAACCGTGCAGATGTTCCATACCTCTATTGAGGATGCGTTCGCTCGGGCGCAGGAAGTGAATCAAGACGGGCTTAATGCGTACTTTGC